TGGTGGTAAGTGATTGTGCCTTAAAATTATGAGCTTCATCACCAATAACATAATCAAACTGTTCAAAATATTCTTTTGGCATTTTATATAAAGATTGCCAAGTGGATATTGTCAACGGTTTATCTGTATTTTTATCTTTGCCTTGATAAATACGGTGTATGTGTTCTTCCATACTATCATTGTTGTAATCACCAAAGTCAGAAAATAATTGTTCCACCAAAGAAGTGGTTGGAACAATTACAAGTCCTTTTAGTTCTTGGTACTGCCAGAGTTGTCTAAAGATAAGGTAGATGATGAGTGATTTGCCTGAAGCTGTTGGAGATAAGAGTAATGATCTACGCTTCTGCATTGCATGAATGTAAGCGGCAATTTGGTATTCTCTAACCTCAATTGGTTCTCCACGAGCATGCGGATTAAGTTGTGTGATAAATTTCTTTGCATGATATTCTGAGTACTCATCTTGTAGTTCCAATCCATTTTCATATTCAATGGTATAATCTCGTTCTTCACAGAACAGTTCAATATATGGAAGTAAACCAAGATAGATTTGTTGTGTTTGTAAATTTAAGAGACGAATTTTTCCGTCCCAAATTCTATTACGATAAGCTGGAACAAAAGTATAACCAGGAACAAAGAATGTAAAATATTCGGATAGTTCTTGTAGTATATGCCGTTCACAAGTTACCTTGGCATATACTTCATTTTTTTTCGATATACTTAGGTTTGAGATTTTTTCCATTATAATTATTTCTGTATTCCATTTCTTCATTAAACCAAATTCGCATACCTTTGTCGTCATAGTTTACTGAAGCCCATTCAATATACCAATCTGGCAATTCTTTAATAAATATTCCTTTAAATTTACCCCAAGGCATTTTGGTATTTTGTCTTGAAATATGGTCTTTGTTCATTATTGTCCTCCGATGAATTTTTCCCATCCAATAAAGTCTCTTAGCTGCCAAGTTCTTTGTTTTAATTCATTCATAACAGATTCTACCACAGAAACACATTCTTCGTGGTATACTTTTTTTTCTAACATCTTAATTAAATCATTATCACCTTCTAAGTAGGCATTGATATCCGATTTCAATACAAAGGCAAAAGGCTCCCATCCATGAGATTGTAATTCTTCTTGGCCCATTCTACCTGAGTAGTATTCAATCTTTAGTTTTCTTCCACGCAAATAATCAAAGTGTGCTTTTTTGGAAGCAATTTTATGCTTGGTGAGAATAGAGAGATATTTGTTGTGTAGTTTAGGAATCTTTAGCAGTTCTTTACCAGGCTCGGTCTGGTCAATATCTGCATCTGTTTCCCAATACTTTAAGATTTGTTCTAAGTTTTCCATAATATTTTCAAGAGTTTAACATGCTATTCAACATGTTAACACAAACTAAATTAAAAGTCAATACTTTTTAGGTAATATTTACAAAGTTAAAATAATCAAACATGAATAAACCATCAGCAGAAATAACATCATCTGCCGATTGTGTAGAATCAAAAATGATATCGGAAAGAGTAATTGGGAACATATTAATAAATTGCACTCGTAAAATAGGATTATTCAAAGAAGATAATATGGTCAAAGTGGCATCTGAATATGCTGATGGTCTTTTGGTTTGCAATTTTGTTTGTAAACCAGATAACCTTTTTCTTTCATCATAACTTTCAGGTGAGGCAATAGAACGGTACCAATTGTGTAATTCACGCCAGCCCGTCAAAGTTTCATCCACCAAAAAACGAATGTTAAATGGGTTATATGATATCTTGTTACCTGGTGCAAAAACATCCAACGTTGGAGTATTTAATTGAGCTTGACCCAAGTTAATTCCTGGTATGTTTGCTGATTGACAAAAAAACTGAACCGTTGGTATTCTATCAAAAGTTAATAGGTACTTGGTTGGTTGCAGTAAATTTGTATTTTTAGGAGTTCTAGTTAGTGCGTTCATATTAGTATTTATAAGACCAAAAAAAGACCACCCGAAGGTGGTCTTTCAAAATATCACTCTAAGGTGATTTATTTAATGTTACTATTACATCAAGTTTTGAACCTTGAAAATACGATAGTAAACGTTGCTGCGTGGGTTGATTTGGTTAGAACCAGCGCCATTGGTGTAATCACCTTTAGCAAACGGGTTAGCAACCATACCGTAACGAGTTTTGAAACCAATCTTAGGTTGGAATGTAAACTGGTCAACAGCACGAACCATTTGTAGCGGAACGTATGGGCAATAGAACAAACCAGCGTCATAAGGTGAAGAACCTTTGTAACCGATTGTAACGAGTTCTTGATTGCTTGTGTATCCACCAAAATACGGGTCGATATAAACCTTGATACGACCATGCAACAAACCAGCAAATGTATTGCCTGTATCGTCAACTTGGAGGTCAGTTTGCAAAGCAGGAGTATATTGCAATACACCAGCCATTGCCATTGCTGAAGCAACGTCAGAAGAAACGATCAGAACATTACCTTTGCCTCTACGAGTTTGCTTGGCAATCACGTTGGCATCACGTTCAATTTGGAAAATTAGACCTTTGAAACGCTCAACTGACCAACGGCCGTTAGAGTCTGTATCTAAGTCAAATGTACCAGCGTTAGTTGTACCAAACTGAGCACCAGGAACGGCAGTCATGTAGATAGTACGAATAACTTCACGGTTGATTTCAGCTAGGATTTCTGTAGACAGAATGTTTGACAATTCTGTTTCAGCATCAAGACCATGAATTGCTTTCAAGTCTTGTGCAAGTTCTAAAGAATACTCGGCTTTCAGAGCACGTGACTGAGCAGTTACAGTAACTTTCTCAATGCTGAATGCCATTTGCTGAAATACATCAGTTGTGTTATTGATACCTAACGTTTCTGCGTGAGCAGTCGTCATGCCAATACCAGTTGTAAATGCGTTAGCAGTCAATGAAGCAACAGGGTTTGTACCAATATCGCTTGTTGGATCTACTGTACCACGGAAACCGTATGGGTTTGTAGCAGAAGAAGAACCAGAGAAAATGGTATTTGCTTCGTTGAAGAAAGCTTCTGTACCAGATTGGTCAGCGTAACGAGCACGCATTGCAAAAATCAAACCGGTAGGACCAGTCATTGGCTGAACACCAGCAACGTCATAAGCGATTAAATTTGGCAAAGAACGGCGTACCAAGGAAATCAAAATTGGATCAAAATTAGAAACACCACTACCAACGTTAGTTGGACCAGCAGAGTAATCTGTTTCGTTCAAAGCTTGACGGTCTTGAGCCATAGCTTGTTGTTGGTTTTCCAAAACAAGAGCTGTAACAGCTTTCTTGTATGGGTCTTTAATAGCTTCGAGTTCTGGATGTTCCAGAACAGGTTGCCATTTCTTACTTAATTCTTCGGTCATATACATTTTTAGTTTTCCTTATGTTGTATATTAATGGCTTATTTGGCCATTGATTGAGAAATTGCATTTGCATAAATGTTCATTGAAGGATCTGTAGAAACGGATTTCTTTTCTTCTTCAACTAATACTTCATCTAAAGCAGAATTATCCGCAACTTTAACATCAGCTTTGAAATATGATTCTTTCAACGTGCTTAGTTTGGTAACAAATTCTTCCTCAGTAGTAAAATCCACACCCTCTGCGAGTGATTTTAATTTTTCTACTTGAGTCTGCGTTAGGCCTTCACACGCTGTGTAGATAGCCTCAATTTTTTTCTGTTCGTTTAACTCTTTGCTGAGTTCAACACCATGGTTGATTTGTTCATTAAGAGCAGATTCGAGCTCTTCAACTTTGCTTGTCAACTCTTCAACAACGTCCACTTTGTCAGCAGGAATGTCGATATAATGTTCAACAAACAAGTTACGCAAACCACCAATAAAGTCTTCCACGATTTCTGCACGGAGACCTTTTTCGATTGCGATTTCATTGTCTTTGATCCACTCTTCAACCATGTAGTTAAGATAGTCATCAACCTTAGCAGCCAAATCTTCTTTAACTTCCTCAACAGCAGCTTCAAACTGTTCTGTAAGTTGAGATTCAACATCAGCAATAACTTCTTCTGCACGAGCAATAACAGCAGCTTCAAAAATTGTAGAAGCTTTGGTTACAAACTCTTCTGAAAGGTTTTCACCAGACAGTAATGCATCCATATCTTCTTTCATTTTAGCCTTACTCATCATTTTTTTAATCATTGCTTTATCTTGTTTTTCATCTTCGTGGCCTTCTTCTTTTTCTTCGGACACAACATCATCTTCAGATTCGGTTTCTTCACCATAAGATTGGAAAGTAGCGCCAGGATTTTTAGCCATCATTTGTTTGCCGGCTTTGCCTTCGGGTTGCTCTACAGAACCAGATTGAGCTGGTTGGCTTTTGAGTTTCTTCATTGGCTCAGAACCTACAGGAGGCGTTGCGCCAGGAGCAGTAGCTGATGGTACGCCGTCACAATAGTCAGGATTTGCATCGGTTGTTTTTAAAGGTGTATGGCCAACGTCTACTTCTTTTGTGCCGTAAGCAACATCACCACTTAGTTTTGCTGGTTTATCTTGACCACTTTTCTTTGATGCAACAGAGGCACCAAGAATTTCTTTAGCGGCTTCGGACAGATTAAATTTTCCCATTTTGAAAATCTCCTTGATTTATTGGATATATTTATATTTAAAGTTTTTTGAAGAAGTTCTCAAAAATGCGTAGACTTACTTCCTCAATCTCTTTTCGTGAAGCTTGGCGAATTTCTTGAATTGCCTGAGAGTGATCCTGTTCGGTCCAAACACCGTTGACTAACATCCATTCTTTACCCTCCATGATACCTTGTACAAAGGCACCAGGTGCGGAAGGGTCTGCTACAATATCTGCCGCTGTGGCTAGATAAAAATCGGGCTGAACAACGTTAACACCATTGACATTCTTCAAAGAGCCCATTCCTCTTGAAGATACACCTAATTGAGCACCGCCTTCAATAAGACTTCTGGCGATATTACCCATTGGAGTATCTAAAACCTTTGCTTTTCCGATCCATTGCGTACCATCTTCTTTTAAAGATTTGATTAGAATTGCAACACGGTCCAAATTAATTGATGGTGATTCTGGATGACCAAGTTCACCAAATGCACGGTTTTTATTAATATAATCTTCTGTGTAACGATACACTTCTTTTTTCATTGTATTGAATTCATACAAACGGCCGTTACGGTTTTTCTTTTCTGCAACCAAAAAAGGACCTTCGATGTGCAATTCCTTCTTGCCATCAGCATCTTCGGTAATATAATTTACCGTTTCGTTAATTTCTTTTATGAGCTTCATAATCCTAATGCCCTTCTTTTTCTTAAAGATGTTCTTCTTTTTCTTAATGATACATTTAACTTGGATCTACGCTTAAACTTTGATCGCCTAGATGCCACCTTGCGATTTCTAAGTTCCGTAGGCATCATTCTTGTTAACTTACCACCACGAATGGTATAACCTTTTACAGCCGAAAACTTTTTACGGCGTTGAACCTTACCTTTTCTGACCCTAACACGAATCAGCTTGGTTCTACCCATTTTTAAAACATTACCTTCGCCTAACAACTCATCCGTTAAGCGAACTTTAATCTGGTTGACTTTTTCTTCAACCAGATTTTTGATCTTTTTGTCTAATTCATTCCTTGCTTCTACAAGTTCATTAGATAGAAGTTTTGAAATAAAAGAGAACATTACGGTTTAAGACTATAGTTTCCGTAGTTAAATGCAGCCGGATCATTAAATTGACCACGCTGGTAGTGTTCGTTATCTTTTCGTATTTCAACTATAATAGTATAACTTGCATTGGCTTGTTGGCCTCTGGTTCTAACAGCAATATCACCATTGTTATTTGCTGTAACTGTTGGGTTTTTAATTGTAATCCAATTTCCATTGCCATCATATTCACCATTACCTTGCATGAATATAATAGGAGTTCCATCTCCTGCATCATTGCTTGCAGTATTTCTCCAAAACAATTGAACATCACCAACAGATGTATCAACATCGTACCATAATCTATTGATGGTTAATCCGTAATATGGTTTTGCTGTGTTGCTTTGACTTAAAGATGAACGCAAAGGAACATTATTTGCATCTAAAGCACCATATAATGAATTTGCTGAAATTCTAGATACATTATTTTCTTGGCCAGAACCATCAAATTCAGCAGTTAATTTAATAACTGCGTGTTGTGTATCATCTTTTAAAACTTGATATGAAAATATATTCGCCATTTTTTATTCCTATTTAAATTCTGATGGTACCGATGATGACCATTGCATCGATTCGTAAGGTACGGTTACATATTTATTAATCTTATCCACATAATATAATGCCACTCTCTGACCATTAGGAAACTGTCTAACAGATTTACGTTTCATAATCAAAACGGCAGGAGGATCCATAGTTTTGGATTCTTCCAATTTATGGTTTTCTGCCATGAATTGTTTAAGAGTTTTCAACAGAATCCTCTTCGCCAGTATCTTCTTCGGGTTGCATTAAGTTTTGTGCAACCGCTTGTTTTGCAGCTTCAATGTGAGCTGTCACTTTATCGTGAATGGTGGAATAGAGTGCATTTCTGAACTCAACACCATTGTTATCTTGTGCGTAATCTACAATTTTTCTAGTATCCATAATTCTCTCCTCAAATATTTATAATATACGTTTTAATTTTACCAACGTAGATTCGTTAGCAGCTTTGGTATCTTGTTGTAACTGTTGCTTTTGCATCTGTTGTTCGTGCTCTTGGTCATCTGGATGGTCTGGTTGTTGTGGTACCTGTGACATCATTTGTTGTTGTGCCACATCGTTCATTACACCAACTGGTAATCCTAAACCATCTTTTTTCTCATCTTCCATTTCTTTTTGCATTGATTCAATCTCATCGTCAGTTAAACGCAATACATTTTGTTGAATCCATTTTTGTGAGAAATAACGACCAGTATATGGGTCAACTGCACCCAACAAACTTAATCTTTCTTTCATCAATTCTGCATCTCTAAGTTCAGTAAAGTTATTGTCTTTAATGAAATCGTAGTGAATGTATTCTTTAAATTCTGCCCAATCTTCTGCTGTACAAATACCTTTAAAAATACACTGTACACGAAGAGCTTGGTCAAACAAATCTGAAAACTTATTACGCAATCTGTCTACAAATTTAGAAAACTTAACCTCATCTCTGGTAATTTCTGTGCTTCTACCTAAAGAGAATCCTGAACTTTCTGGATTCAAACGTGAAACTGGAACATTCAAAGCTTTGTATAGTTTCTTTTCAAAATACTTAACATCTTCTAACTCACCTAGGTTTTGACCACCAGGTAATGTTGCAATTTCTGTACCTTTTCCACCTTCACGGCGAGGTAACCAAAAATCTTCTAACATTGAAAGGTGTTTACGGTCATCACGGACTTCACCGGTGGCGGAATCATATACAAGTTTGTTCTTGTATTTGACCATAATATCACGGAGATACTGTTCTGCCTTTAGTTTTGGCAAATTACCCACATCAATGTAAAAAATACGGCGCTCAGGGGCACGGCTAATACGATAGATAACCGTTGCATCTTCAATCATTCTTAACTGATTAAGTGGTTTGATTGCTTTGTGTAGGTATGATAATACCACAGCACGGCGTGAATCCATCAAGCCAGACACTACCGATACAATAGAATCAGTAGTAATGCGAACCCCAATAGGTCCAAAATTGGCGGAGGACCCTGTGGTGACTTTATCGTTAAAGATGTAATACTCATTGATGACATTTACTGTATCAACACCTGTACGCTCATCTTTTTGCTTCTTAACTTCACGAACCTTACGCAATTTACGTGGGTCGATATATCTTAATTCTTTGATACCTTGTTCTGGATGTTCACGGTCAATAATCATGTGATAAAATAATCTACCATCCACATAGTATCTACGGAAAATATCTTGTGCCATACTCTTATAATTGAGCAAACGAGATATAGTTTCAAACTCAGCTAAGATGGCATTTTTAATTTTTTCTGGTTGCTTTAGATCATCCAGTACCAATTTAATGATTTTACCATCATCATCTTGGCAAATGGCTTCACCAACAATATCATCAATTGCTGATTCAATTTCTGGTTGCATTGCCATTTCACGATAACGAGAAATGAGTTCTACATCATTTTTGGCCGTGCCGTCTAGGTCAACATAAGTACCATAATATGCGGCAGAAGTAATAGTAAGCGCACCGTCATCGTTTGACGGGGGCGTAAAGGATTGTTGTACGGTTTGGTCTTCCTGACTTTTATCCCGTGCAATCGTAAATCCAAAGAGTGAAAATTTATTTGCCATAGTATTTGTTATTCCAATTCAAAAAAACATGATGAGAGAGTCCGTAGACCCTCTCTTATAATAATATATATTAACTTGTCGTAATAGCTTCCCACCATTGATACGCAAATGTTACTGAGTATTCTTCAATAGTGTCATTTGATCCCCAATCTAAATCAATTGGTGCCAAATCAAGTGGAAATAATCCAACAAACTTATACGTTTTCAATACATCGCCAGTTTTACCAAATTGTGTAACTACTGCATCAACTGAATATCCTAAAGGACCTTTTGCATTAGCATTACGGACATTGCTAGAGTGTGAGTTGATTGCGTTCATCCACGATTCCATAGAATTGCGAATTGTAAAATCTTCATCATTAATAATTTGTAAAGTCCAATCAGTAAAGGTTCTGTTACCAGCAAACTTTAGTTCACGACCAAAGTAATAAACTGGAACGGTACCTACTGTTGATCCTGGTAACTGAGCGGTCTTTGCCATAAATGTGGCTTTTTGACCAGAGATTGCACCATTATCAGCAACTGTTGGAAAGTTTAAAGAGACCTGAAATAGATTGGGACGGGCACCGTCACCAATCATATTTGCTCTAAATTCTGCTACATTGAATGCCATTATTTTCTCCTATATCGTTGTATTATTTATTAGAACTTACCAACGACTTCTGTGAAATCGACACCAGTTCTTACTGCAACAAAATTCAACTGGATAAAGTTGATGGAACGAGCAGGTTTAATATAGATGTCACCAATAAACTGATTAGCATCAACAACTTCTGCGGTATTGTTTGTAGTATCGCAAACAACTTTAAAGTCATAGATACCACGGCGGCCTTGAATATCACGCAAGAATGGTGTTACAAGAGCAACAAATTGGCCTCTTGAAAACTCATCATTGAATTCAAACAATGAATATCTAGAAGCAGTAGAAATTGCTTTTTCAAGAACAATAAACAACCTACGAACATTGATACGGTCAAATGCAGAAGGCTTAGTTTGTAGTGTTTTATCACCATAAAGAACGGTGCCTTGACCTGGGAATGTTGCAACAGGATTTACACCTGCAGAATAAATTGTATCTCTTTGTGTTTTGTTTGGATTCCAAGATAACTTAACAACATTCTTTAAATTACCACGGTTAAATCCAGCAGGTGAGAACCATGGATCACGAACTGTATCTGTGTATACGCAAAGACCAGCAATATCACCGTTTAATGGTACCCAACGGTAGATGTTGTTGTATTTGTCGAACATATATTTCCAACCAGAATCAGCAACTGCATAAGAACTTGAACGAGCTAACTCTGATGTCCAAGCAACAACTGAAACTGTTTCATTGCCTAAATTATTAACCACAGCGGTAGATGGAGGAGAAATAAAGGTTACACAATCTTTTCGTGCTGATGAAATGTTATCAATTGCATATTGTTGTGTTGAAATAGAAGCTGCACCAGTAATAACCAAAGAAATATCAATTTCATCACCATTAGTAAATAATGAATATGCTCTCTGATAATCACCATCTGTTGCTGCTGCACTTGTACCATTTACAAGAGTTGCAGTTTTTGCTGTTGATAGTGTTGCAAAAGTTGTTCCAGAATTTAATCCCCAAGTTGAAACTGTACTGGAATAATCTACTGGATCAGTTGCATAAACATATTTGGATTGTTTGAATATAATGTTTTTGTAGTAATTTGAATTGCCTAAAGAATTTACGGCATCATTAGCTTTAGATACAAAAGCAAAAGTTTCTAAAACTGCATTTTTTGAACCAGTAAATAAACCACCAGCATCAAGAACAATAATATGAATTTCATCATTTAAACCACCAGCTTCAATGGCTTGTGCTGATGTTCCTGGAGCGGTACTAAAATATGCTTTGTAATCCCAAGCAGAAAAACTTGGATTATCGCAAACAGAAACTTTTAATGAATTACCTAAAGCCCCTGGGTATCGAGCAATAAATGCACCCAAACTATTGTTATTGTTTGAATATAGATAAGTGGCTTCAAAAACATCTTCATTAGAAACTTGCACAGAAGCTGCAGATGAGTTGGCTGTAGCATTAAATGATGATGTGTTGGCCGCACGAACTACAGATAAATTATTTCCATAAGCTAAAAAACTAGCTGCTGTAAAAAAGTCTGAAGATGATGTGCTACTTGGTTGACCGAATCTTTTGACTAGTGTAATTTCACTATCAATTAAAATACGCTTATTTACTGGACCCCATGAAAAAGATCCCGCAAAAGCACCGGCTGTAGTTAGGACTGAAGGTACGACTGTAGTGAGGTCGACTTCGGAAACTAATACGCCTGGAGACAATTGAAATGCCATTTTTTTCTCCTTGAAAATTATGATTTATTTGGCAGTTATGATACCATACGGATATTTATGTAAGGCCATATTTATAGATTCCGCATCATATCTTTCATAAAACCGGAATATACTTCTCCACCATCGGCCACTTCCCATACATCACCATCATAAACCTCTAATCCTGGTCTATCCACACCAGTTTCGATGATAGGTGCTGGTAAAACTTCTTCATCATATTGATTCATATCTTGCAATTGAATCTGTTTTCTCAAGTCATGGTTAACAATTTCTCTAAAATATTTCTGTGTGGCAGCCCACGCAAATATAACTAAAGTCATGGCCATGTCATCATTGGCACCTTCTGCGGCCGCAAATGACGTTTTGTGTTGTTCAAATGTGGTTAATTCAGAGTAAGTATCAAAGTCATTAATTAAAAGTTTATCACCTTCAATCAAAGTTTTAAGGTTTGAACAACCAACTTGCTTTACTTGAGTGGACATTTTTAGTCCCATTTGAATACCACGAGCAAAACCAGCCGATAATTGTTGTGGTTTTTTGTTACCCGTAAATACTTTTAATAGATTTTCGTATTCTAAATCTTCATGAATGAAATCTGCTACCTGTGGATTGTTGTTAATTTCTACCAAAATATAGGCATTATTATAATACCTAGCTGCATTAACAATCACGGTTGGAAATAGAATTGGTGATATAGAAGAACTGTTATAGGTTGCAACTTGCCTATATGGAGTGGTTGATATATCAAATATTGAGAAAGCGGAAGAATCTAAATTCTTACCTTCCGATACATCCACCGTCATTGCATATAAATGGTCTGTTTTTGAATCTTCATTTTCTTTGACAGGATGTTCATAAATCTTCATCATGTCGTGGTTATCAATAGGATCTATGTATCTTAATTGTTGCAACTTGTAACCAGAAATTAACGTATTTGATGATCCTAAGAATTCGGTTTCAAACTCTTGTGCAAACTGACGCTGAGAAGTATTTCGAATTGTTTCTTCTTTCCAAGCCTCATCACGACCTGGTACCATAGACCAATGAATTTGAAAACTCTTATAATTATTTCGTTTCTCTAATGAATCCATCCATAACTTATAGAATAAATTCATACCATTTGGTGTAGAAACAATAATAATTTTGGAAGTTTTACCAGAAGAAATTACAGGATAAACTGAGTTGAAGAATTCGTGTGCAATATTATTTGGTACGAAAGCAAATTCATCTAAAAATACAATGTTAAATGAACCTCCTCGAACCGCACTTGATGATGTAGATGCTGCGATAACCTTAGATCCATTTTCAAGTTCTACGTTACCTTTATTCCAAGTAACAACACCTTGTTGTAACCAATGCGGTAAGTTTTCATAAGCAAGTTGATACTTGGATAAAATATCTCTTGCTAATGAACCTTTATTGGCAAGAACAGCCACATTCTGTTGTTCTGTAAAAATGGTTGCCCATAATAGATAACCAACTGTAGTAGTTGTTTTACCAACTTGTCGTGGACATTTTGTAATAACAAAACGATTATCTTTAAAAAGATTTAACATCTCTTTTTGAAAATCCCACATATTAAAATTCATCAAACCTTCATCTACGTTGACAATTTTAATATAATTTACACAAAAATAAACTGGATCTTCTGCACATTTAATGTATTCTTTAACTTGTTCTTCGGTAAAATTTACCTGAACGCCTACTTTTTTAAGTAAAGGATTATCACGGTAAGAATCAACGTTTTTTTGAACGGACACTATTCTTTACCTTTGATTAACTTATTCAATTCAGCAGTAGAACCCACAAAAATGGCTTTATCGATATTGGTGTTAGTTGTTTCTCTTTTAACACCATCCATCTCACGCATTTGTTTTTGAATGTTTAAAAGTTCTTTATTGGCATCTACCATGTTTTTAAGTATACCACCATACACCTCAAATGCTCTTGGATGTTGACCTGCTTTGGCAACTTGTAATATCTCTTCCATGGCTTCTTTACCTTGGTCAATAATACCTTGTAAGTTTTCTTTCGACTGTTGATACGCATCAGTCAAATCTTGTTTTAATTCTGGTTCATTATATTTGGCAGACACCACAGGAAGATTTTCTTTCTTTTTCTCTGGCGCAGGTACTACGTCAAATATTTCTTCCATTTTTTTATCAAAGTTGTTCATAGTTATTTTTATTCATTAAGATAGTTTAACGTAACCCCAATATACTGTCTGTGATGATCCGGTACTATTACTAATTCCAAATCTAAACACATTGTTTGTTGTGCCTGATACAGTAGCAGTTGATATTGCACCTACTGTTCCCACAATTTGATCCGGTATACTTGTGATTGCAATTGGACTTCCACCACCCGTATAATTCCAAGCATATTGATTACCCAATACCGGCACATTAGTATTGGTAACAGAAACAGTAGCAATATATGTTATGATTCCATCGGGAATGTTTCCTCTAACCCACAATTGGTAAGCTGCATTTGCTGGAACTGTAAATTCGTAAGTGTTTGTACCAGCAGTAATGGTCCAACTACCTGAAGTGAGATTTGCTCCGCTAGCGCCTTGAACACCAGTAGCACCATTGGTGCCAGAAGGACCGGTTGCACCACTAACGCCAGTAGCACCATTAGTACCTGCTGAACCGGTGGCACCATTAATGCCTGTACCTGTAGCACCATTAATGCCAGCAGAACCTGTGGCACCAGTAACACCTGAAGCACCCGATACTCCACTAGCACCATTTGTACCATTTGTACCAAAAGGACTTAAATCGGTTACATAGATGGCATACTGAGTACCGTTAGTGGCGTATACTGGTAAAACTATAGCATCGTTGGTATTAATTACCCAAGTAGGATGGCCTGGATCGTCACCTAATGACACATTAGATTGAGGAGTATTCATTAATTTTGTAACAGTATTGGCAGGATCACCAACAGGTACAAAAGTCCAATTTGTATTTCCAAGACCAATTATTTCATTTATGTAAGCATCTACTACTGAGCCATCTTTTCTAACAGTAAAACCATTTCCATAAGAATTAAGATTAAATTCTCCTAGTGCTACTGTATAACTGCCTGTAAAACTATCTAGTAATAATAAATTACCAGCACCAATAGTACCTTGTGGTCCAGTAGCACCAGAAACACCAGTTGCGCCTTGTGTACCTACACCAGTTGCACCATCAATACCTGTAGCACCATTAGTACCCGCTGAGCCTGTGGCGCCATTGGTACCGGCAGAACCTGTAGCGCCATTAACACCGGTAGCGCCATTAACACCTGAAGCACCTTGAATACCTGTAGCACCATTAGTACCGGCGGAACCTGTAGCACCAGAAATACCAGTAGCGCCTTGGCCACCAGTAACACCACTAGCACCTTGAGCACCTGTAGCACCTTGATTACCTTGAATACCAACATGGTCAACATAATATTTTGAAGCCATTGCATGACCGCCACGGGTTACACCATCATGGATTGTTATTGTGTGGTTTGTTGAATCGATAATAAATTCACCATTAGCTCCAGTAGTATTAGCAACTACCGTATTGGCAAATCTTTTAAATTGTAATGTTCTTGGCATTTTAAGATCCTAAATCTATTTGGTTTTCTAATTCGACATGCAAATCGTCTATACCAAATACGTTTGTGTTTAAATCAACAACTAAAGTATTCAATGATGAAAAAACTGTATCATCAATATTTGGTATTTCTGTTGTAGTCGTGGTATATGTATAGTCAGATGCAGCATTAGCATTAAGAGGATTTGGTTTAACATCAATATGTACCAAATTTTGTGGTTGAACTTGATAATTTTCGAACACATAATTTGAATTTGATACAACACCAACAATGGGTTCAGAAGAAACAAAATTACCATTAATGTTTGTTAAATGTAAATTATTGTTGTGCCAATATACAACTTTGGCTGACGCTGTTGAAGTACCGGCAGAATATCCTTGATATACTATTTCTCCTGTTTGGTATGTTCCTTTTCCACTAGGTACCATATTAAACACAACAGTATCATTTTCAGAAATATTATTTAATATATTAGTAATTGAATGTTTAACTAATCCTACATCTGAAATTTTACCAAATACAAATCCTTTAACTGTAAAGTTTAATGTCCAAATAACCATTCTTGTTTCTATATTTGCAGCTTCACCTTCATATTCAATTTCATGAACGGCAGAATTTAAAATAACAGGAATTTCTTTAACAATACCCATTTCAGGTATCATGTTTAATTTAATTGTATAATCTGGTGCAAAAAATGGTAAAATGTGTTCTATAATTTGGCTACCATCTTCAATGTTTCTTACATAGATGTATAAATTAAAATCAAAATTATATGGAACAGGATTGTATTGTGCTACTGAGCCTCTTGTGGTTTGTGCAAAAGCTTTTGTATTTGTATTTTGTTTTCTTGTTGCATCATATGTCATACCGGACATTTCAAAAGACATTCTAGGTAAAGTAGTTTGAACTTTTTTATCTAAATTTGGATCACCTTCTAAACGCCTAACATACATTTCTTTTGTTGCATATACAAGTGGCACTAAAAATCTTTGTGCTTCGGTCAAATCTGGATTGTAACGAACCAAGGTAATATCTTTAAATAAATTACCAAAACCAACTACAAGTTTTCTAATGGCACGGTTATATGTTGGTAAAGACATTATATTGTTCCAAATGGATTTATTTCGGAGAAATCGGTAATGGCATCAGCGCTTTCTGCAATATGTTTATTATCATAGGTTTCAGAAAAAGAATTATCTAATAGAGGATCAAATGTCGCCAACATATATTGTGCTTTGCCTTGAGAACCATAAATGAGTTGATTGTTAATAAATTCACCAGCAATATTAGTTACCGTCAACGTGTTGTTCATTGGCATCCAAGATTGTACTACAGCCACACACGTTGCATTTGCTTCGGTGGTATCTGCTGATTGATATACTATTTCTTTATTAACAAATGCTCCAACGCCGGCACCAATATTTAAATCTAAAGAATAAGCATTATTAGTAACAACAAGATCAATTTCACTAACACCAGTATTAATAATTTCTTGTGAATACTTAAATTTCTCCAAACTGAGCTCATAAAAATATGGTTGTTTTCTTGCTAATGTATGAAAATCTTTATCTTGATCGGCAAAAGTAATTTCGTATAATTCACCCGTACCATTTAAAAATGGAACGTAAATTAAATCACCTTCTCTTGGTCGGTTAAAATCTACTTGTGGTACCCTTTGTTGAAAAGTTCTTCGAGAAATAATAACTTTAACATTGTTTTTAATTTCTAAACCAAATTTAGAAAAGAATTCTTTTTGACCAAGGTAGTCCATAGAATCAGACAAATACAATTCAATTGGAAATGCCGATTCAAATCGTTTAACCGGATCTTCACCATATAATAAATCTCGGGCTTGATTATTTTCATTAATTAAATAATAAGCTTCAAAACCCATAATTTTTATGGATTCAACTAACAAATCTTCATAAAGTCTTTGTTCTGGTTTTGAACCGTAGTTATTAAAATGTGATGATACTGGCATATTAGTTTAACATCCATTCTAATGGTGCACCATATTCGTTCTGCATTTGCTCTTCTAAAGCTTTAATTTCTGCAAAAGATTCATCATATATTTTATCGCCATTTAATGTTACACCACCTGGCAATTGTAAATTATTAAACTTTTTAAGATTGGATCCCCAATTGCGTTTAATTAAAGCTGTAGTATATTCTTTTAACCAACGGTCATTCCATACTTTATCATAATAAGCTGGATCAATATTGGCATAGGCTTCGGCAACCACTACTTGACCTGCAGGAGAGCTATTACTACCCCAAGACCAATCAATATACAACCTTTGAGTGTGTCTTTGGAATCGAATAGGAACTTCTCCTGTAAACAATAATTCTAGTGAACGTAGGTGTTGTGATGTTAAAGTATAATTAATGTATGATGCAGAAGTAAAATCGTAAAGTTCATTTAATCTAAGTTGATATCTTAAGTCAAACATATTGACGTTGGCCTGTGAATCTTGAATAGGAAAGATTCTGGTAATACCAATAATTTCTAATGGATTACCATCAGCATCTTGAGTTGCGGAAAGGTCAATATATTTTTGATCAATATCAGCTTGTTGAATTGCTTTAATATAATAAACTTTTTGCATACCATCAAAATGATAGTCCTGCCAGTATTGTAAAGCGTCATCGATACGGTCTTCCACTTGATCATCATCTACGTTGATATCGATAACGGGAAAACCTAGTCTACGGAGGCAGTAATTTTTAAAGTCCGTTCTATTAGTAATTGTTGCCATGTTATCCTCAGATATAAGAATTTATTGGATATTTAGGCATTTATTTGGTGTACTGTCCCCACCATGTAGTCCAATCGATATATGGATCCATCTGAGTATCAAATTGCATATGTAATGCCAAACTTTGAATTGGACTAAACCGTAACGCATGGTTTTTCCAAATTTGACAGATAGTATTACCCTCATGGGTATGTTCTTCTGGTGTACTATAGTCAGGATTGTATTCCGTGGCAAGTTTTTCAAATACAGGCCAATGGTCAACGAGTACCTGTGGTCGTAACATGAAAGTATTGGTTGTCCAGACACCAGATTTCCAATGCCTTTTCGAACCATGAACCACAAAACATGGTTCCATGTGTGGTGGATAGTAATCATCCGGCATATCAAACGGATAAATTACAATTTCCTGACCAGATTTATCTTTAAATAATTGATAAGAATCTAACATTTCCACCAAAGCAGTATTACAATGTAGGTAATCATCTTCTACCGAATATACTAAATCCGCTTCGGAATCACGGCAAAATTCAAACTGTTTTAATGCTGAATAGTTATAACCAGGTTCTGCCATGTTATAAATTTCATGTGGCCATTTAGATTTTTCAAACAAAGCATAGATACCTTGTTTTAATGTATCGGTACTATGGTCGTCCAGAATTTTAAAATTAACTTCATGGCTTTCTACCATGTTGGCCGCATTAATGAGTGATGATAAACAACCTAAAATTAAAGTTGTTTTTTCCATACCGCAATATCTTTCACGGTCCAAGTGTACATTACCTAAGTCGTGTGTTCTTAAAATGATTTCTAATTTCATGTTATCCTATCCCATAAATCTCTCCACCCTAAATGAGTGGTTCTTATTGTTGCCGGTTCATTAAATGAAAGATGATACGCCACAGATGGTATTGGACTAAACACCTTTACATGACCTGTACCTTCTTCATAGTTCTCATATAACTTGTTTATAAACTGATCTTCTGCCGCATCAGGAAAGGTCAAAGCCAATCCTTTAAATACTTCAAAATTATCTTTAAAGAAACTTTGATGTGCAAATATGGTATTGGCGGTGTGACGAACTTGCCTCCAATACCTAACACCATCATATAAAAGAACAGTAAGATACTCTCTATCTATATCATATCTAAATGCACAGTCATAAGGATATAAAGCAATTGTATTTGGATATTTTTGTGTTAAATAATTATAAGCAACCAACATACTGTTTAAAGCATTTTCTTCGTGCAAATAATCATCTTCTACCGAATATACCATATCTTTGGACTCAGCACACATTTCAAATTGCTTGAGTGCCGATTGTTTAAATCCTTTAGTTTCTAAACTGATCAACTCAACTTCTTTATTACACTTACTCAACACTTCTCTTAAATCTACCAAGAAAGATTCGATACTATTATCATCCAATACGGTTAATTTAATATCTTCAACGACCACACAGTTATTAATGGCATTAACCAAAGACTTGGCACACTTTAGGACCATACCTTTCCTGTCATCGCCACATATTCTTGGTAACTGTTTTACTGTTGGTTGATTAGTGCCTTGTTTAGGTACTTCTTTCTCACAAGTTCTTAGTATAACATGAAGCTTCATGCAATAATCAATTCTGGATCACACATGGCGTCTAACGGAGGTTCTCCTTTGAATAGTATTGCCACCACTTCACCATCTTCCGATTTAACCTGAGCATCAAAACCTAAAGCATTTAATATCTGTGTCATAGAATGTTTGGTGAATCCAGTTTTGTGTAACATGCCTTCACCCCAAGCTTCTGTAAACTCACGATGGCCATAAATCATATCGATAACGGCAACAGGACCAGCTGAACTTTCATATACAATATCAAGTAATCCATCTTCAATTTTATCTGCAATAGAACCAATATCTGGTACTCTGATAACGGCAAAGCCACCTTCTTTTAATACTCTTACCATACTACTAAAGATTTTTGGTAGGTCATGGAAGTAATTATGTTCTACTACATGAGAAGCCCAAATTGCATCCACAGATTCGTTGGGTATACCTTCAAAATCAATGATAGAAGATTTCATGTGTGCTGTATCATTTTCATAAGCATCAACACGAATCTCTTTCCAATCTAAAAAATATTTTGATTGATCCTCAAGTTTTGTTTTACCACAACCAATGTTAACCACAATTTTTTTATCTGTTGTAAAGAGGTCTTGGTTATCATTTCGTGCAAAACTGGTAACATCATCAGCATGTTTATCCCACCAAGATTTCCAATCGATATACGGATCTTTTTCATTCTCACCTTGAAAATGTAATGCTAAAGATGGTATTGGCGACATTACCACATAATCTCTTTCTTGCCATAATCTATTTACCGATTCATCTTCCAGTTTCGGGTCATGAGGATCACCTGTAGAAATCTTGTCAAACAGGTCCCATTCGTTCACCATGACTTCGTGAGTTGTCATAAAGGTGCAAGGTACCTGATAAGTTTGCCGCCAATGGCGATCTGGTCCTTGAACAATACGAACCGGTACCACATTATGATCCCAATACCGATATGGATCATTGTATGGTAACAATGAAAGTGGCTTTGGAAACTTGGGTTGATATTGTTGCCATTGTAATACTAATTGGTAAAAACATTCTTCATCAAAAAGGTAATCATCTTGTGCCTGAAACACCAAATCTTTACCATCATCACGCATATTTTCATAACACTCACGCAATGATGCCATCAAACCAAAACCTTCAATGTGTTTTAGATTGGTTGTAAAATTAGCCAATGAAAGATTATCTTTTAGTATTTGAATACCGTTTTCATCAGAATGGTCATCAAATACATTCAGTTTAAATTTCCAAGTTGGTAATTTATCTTGAGCGTAGTTGATTGATTTAATTAAAGACCGAGTGCAACGTTTTACGACTTCTGTTTTATCGTTACACCCGTATCGTTCAAATTTAAATCCTTCGTATGGCACATAAGTATCTTGACTATTTGATTTATTATGTGTTTGTAAAGCAATCAAAAATTCCATTATTAACTCTTTTCAGATTTAGGTGCTGTTAAAGCTGCCTTTCGTTTATCATCACGGAGTTTAATGGTATTTTTAAGCTCTTGAACTGTGTAACGTGGAGGCTTGTGAACTTGTAACAACATGATGGTTGCTTCTGCCACATTAGATTGTGTGTGTAAAGCAAACTCTAATTGTTCTTCGGTGATTTCTTTTGCTTTTAACATTTCTATCCACTTACCAACATAGGTATACTTAACATCACACACATCAATATCAATACCCAATTCAATTGCCAAGGTACTGTCTGATCGGCCAATCTCCATACCATCAATTAAACTCTTTTGATTAAACAAAGCAAATGTTCCAGGAGTTAATGGACGCTTGTGTGTTGGATCATCCCATGCATGGTCTGAACGATGGTGTGGGAATTGTACTTCCCATACAGCACCATTCTCTGATACACGATACATTTCTTTAATAATATCTACAATTGAGTGTGTATCATTACCTAAATGTTCTAAAATATCTTTAGCAACAATGTGTTGGAACTCATCATCTTGGAATGGCCATGGTACTGCCTGTAGGTCCACAATTTGATCTGGTTCAACATTTTCTGAAGCATCCACATTAAGGAAACCATCCATCTTAAAGAAGCCACAACCCATATTCATCTTCTTAGGTTCTTTATCGTGACTTGGATGTTGAATTGGTTTTAATTTAAATTTCTTTTCAAAATCTTTGTAGAGTTTTTGAAATGTTCCGTTCCATGTTTTGGCTTCTTGTTGACGATATAGTGTAACACAATCATAGTAAGGAGATTTGGTACTCTGTGGTGCACCAAATGTCCATGTATGATATGGTAAAATTGGTGTAAGGATCCAAGTTTCTTTACCGAGTGCTGCAGCCGCATGAGCAATACTGGTACAAGAAGTAACAACAATATCAAGATTCTCCATTGCACCTAATGTATCTTCCCAAGAAACTAATTGATGTTGTAGATCAATAATGTTCTCTGGTAAATCAATAATGTTTTGATCACGCTGTAATGAATACAACTGAACTTCATCATACTTACCAAGTTCTGTTAAGAAGCCAGGAGGGAATCTACGGAACTGTTGATGTTCAAATTTAGGATTACCAGCCCAACGAATACCAACTTTAAGTTTATCAGATTTAATAATATCTTTCCACTCTTCAATTTTTTCTGGTAAAGCATGTAGATATTTTTTATTAGGAAAATCTTTGAATGTATTACCTGATACCCAGCCTGCTGAGAAACCTGGTACCCAATAATCATGAGCAACTAAATGGCTTTGATTTCGTAGAATAACACCATCACATCCTTCAATACGTTCAAATACTGATACCACTTCAGGCGAAGCAGCCAAATAAACTTTATCTGCACCTAGTTTTTTGAATGATTGTACAAAACGTGCATGAATAATTTCGTCACCAAATCCACCCTCTAAAGAAATGATAATAGATTTACCTTTAATATCATCTTTATCTGGATTAAAAATGGGAGCATTTGTTTTGAGTGGAGGAGAACCGTAAACATTAATGAATCGTCCTGATTCCAACATTTGGCAACCTTCTTTATAATTGCCATCTTGTAACATGAACCAGCCACGATTGAATGTGTGTCGTGTCCACATTTCAGGATTACCTAATTCACCTTTGGTGTCTGGTATGCCTTCTGGTCCTAATTTCTGTAACTTATCAGATATTTGGCGAGCTTTAACAAACTCACCTTTTAACATCAATTGTAATTCACTATCAATATCATGCATCGAATTCATTCAAATCTCCTATAATTAAATCATGTTATACTATTATATATGCTCGTTGTTTTACGACTTATCTTCTAAAGTTACTTCCAGCACCACCAGAGAATAAGTTGGCGGTATAACCTGTGGCTAACTGTGTTACTAATACCGGACTAGATCGTGTAACAGTTGTACCATCGCCATATTGACCTACAGCATTATTACCCCAAGCATACAGATAATTATTAGTTTCATTATCGGTAGTGATGGCAATCGTGGTGTTATTACCTAATGCAACATCAATAATATTTAAATTGGATAATGCTATATTTACAATATCTGGTGTGGATCTATTTCCGTAGGCATTAAAACCAAAAGCATTATTGGTATTTGTGCCCCATGCGTATAAAGAATCTTCAGAATTGATGCCAAAGTATATGCCATTGAGTAAATTAAAATCTTTCCATCCGGTAGCTTTTGCATTTTTAATATTTGTTAAATATCCTCCAACTTGTACCGGTGATGATCTATTAATTTTTGTACCATCACCCACAGCACCATAAGTGGTATTATAACCCCATCCATACAAATCACCAACAGAATTAATTGCTAATACATTTTCATCAGCACTTACTGCTGACCATGAACTTGTACCAATTTTAACCGGTGAATATTTATCAATTGTAGTACCATCACCAAATGAGCCCCAAAAATTATAACCCCACGCATACAAAGCTCCGCTAGCATCAATGGCTAATGTAGGATAAATACTAATACTTACCGTTGACCATGAAGATGTACCAATTTGTACCGGTGAAGATTTATCAATTTTTGTTCCATCACCTAAGTTGCCTGATGCACCATAACCCCATGTATATAAAGCACCGCTAGCATCAATGGCGGCATTCATGTTGTAATAAGAACTTATTATTGACCAAGAGCTTGTACCAATTTTTAATGTTGTTGATCTATTGGTTGTAGTGCCATCACCCAATTGCCCGTTAATATTTTGACCCCATGTATATAAAGCACCAGCAGTAGTAATAGCGGCAGTATGAGAAACACCCGCTGATATAAATGTCCACGAAGAATAATTAAATGCACCAGTTAATGTTAATCCTAATTGTGTAGGAGAAGATCTGCTGTTGCCATCTGGAATGCCCAATTGACCATAACCGCCACTCGCATCACCTCCACCAAATGCAAATAAATTGCCATCAATTTGAAGAGCTAATGTATGATAACCGCCCGAAGCAACATTTGTCCATGAGTTGGATCCAATTTTTACTGGTGATGATCTATTAAATGTAGTACTATCACCAGTAGCTTGGCCATAAGCATTATAACCCCATCCATATAATTCACCAGTAGCAGTGATAGCATTTGTACGGTAAGTACCTGTTGAACTTATTTTAGACCATGAACTTGTACCAATTTTAACCGGTGAAGATTTATCAATTGTAGTACCATCACCTAATTGGCCAGAATTATTATAACCCCATGTATATAAAGCACCAGTAGAATCAATAGCAGCACCACCAGCATTCATACCTGCGCTTACCGTTGTCCATGATCCTGTACCAAGTTTGACTGGAGAAGATTTATTAATTGTAGTACCATCACCAAGAGCACCATTACTATTAGAACCCCAAGCATACAAAGCACCTGTGGTATCAATAGCGGCCATGTATACGTTGCCAGCACTCACTAAGGACCATGACTTTGATCCAATTTTAACTGGTGATGATTTATTAATTGTAGTGCCATCACCTAATGAACCGGTACCATTATAACCCCATGCATACAAAGCACCATTAATATCAATAGCCGCAGCAATAAATCTACCAACTGAAACTTTTGTCCATAAAGATGTACCAATTTGTACCGGTGATGATTTGGAAACTACTGTACCATCACCTAATTGACCATAATCATTTCGACCCCATGTAAACAATCGGCCAGTAATATCAATAGCCGAAGTGATGTTATAACCTGAACTCACAAATAACCATGAACTGTTACCAATTTTTGTTGGTGTGCGTCCAGAAACGGTGGTACCATCACCTAATTCGCCATCAGCATTATAACCCCATGTGTATAAACCTCCATCATTTGAAATTGCTGCTGAATTATAATCATTTGCCGAAATAAGAGACCAAGAAGCATAAGTTCTAGCAACAACTTGTACAGGAGATGATTTGTTAACTGTTGTATTATCACCTAATTGGCCGGTAGCATTACCACCCCAAGCATACAAAGCACCTGTAGAATCAATAGCAACGGTATGATAATCACCAGCTGCAACTTTTGACCATGAGCTTGTACCAATTTTTACTGGAGAAGAAGTTGAAACTGTAGTGCCATCACCTAATTGACCATATACATTACCACCCCATGCGTATAATGATCCATCAGATTTAATAGCCATTGTTCGATTAAGCCTGTTAGATACATTTTTCCATAATGAACCAATTAAAAATTGTGGCCAAGTCTTATCAATTGTAGTACCATCACCTAATTGGCCTAGTGCATTATAACCCCATGTCCAAAGTGAATTATCATCACTAATAGCAAATGATGCATAACGTGATCCAGCAGAAATTGATTTCCAAGAAGTGAATTTTCTAGAATTAGTAACAATTACTGGTGTTAATCTATTGCTAGCGGTAAATCCATCGGTGCCAGTAATAAGTGCGGTGTTATCATTTAAAATTATTGATGTTGTAACACCTTTAGCTATCACTTTGTTAATATTATAACCATATGCACTTCCACCAACATCAATTAATACTGGTGAGATACTACTAGATCCATTATTATTACCTAATTGTCCTGATGCACCATAACCCCATGTATACAATGTATTTGCAGTAGTAATACCAGCAGTATGAGAACCACCAGCACTTACTGTTGACCACGAGCTTGAACCAATTTGTATTGGTGATATTTTAGAAACTGCTGTACCATCACCTAATTGACCTAAAGTACCAAAACCCCATGCATACAAAGCACCGGCGGTAGTAATAGCGGCAGTATGTGAATCACCAGCAGATACAATTGACCATGAAGAATAAATGTTTAATGCTTCGTTTGCTGCAGCAACCAATACCGGAGAAGATTTAGAAACTACTGTAATATCACCTAGTTGACCTGATGTACCAAGGCCCCAAACATATGCGTTGTTGGCAGTAGTTATACCAGCAGTGTGTGAACCACCAGCAGATACGGCTGTCCATGAAGAATAAATTAGTGAACTTTTATATGGTCCAAATCTAAATGCTGTGGATTTATTAACTGTTGTACCATCACCTAATTGGCCAGTAGAATTACCACCCCATGTGTATAAAACACCAGTAGTGTCAATAGCAGCCATATGTGAACCACCAGCTGATAAGGATGTCCAAGAAATGATTGGTGCAATTGAATTTGATACCCAAACAAATACAGGAGAAGATTTAGAAACTGTTGTACCATCACCTATTGAACCGCTATTTCCAATGCCCCATGCATATAAATCTCCATTACTAAGAATACCTCCCGAATTTAAACCAGCACCAACACCAATTGCTGACCATGAAGAAGTACCAATTTGTATTGGTGAAGATTTATTAATTGTAGTACCATCACCAAGAGCACCATTACTATTAGAACCCCAAGCATACAAAGCACCGGCGGTAGTAATAGCGGCCATATAAAAGTTATTAGTGGCTATTTTTGTCCATGAACTTGATCCAATTTTAACTGGTGAAGATTTATCAACTGTAGTACCATCACCTATAAAGCCATAAACATTATTGAATCCCCATGTGTATAAAGCACCAGTGCTGTCAATAGCTCCTGCACTACCTCGATCTCCAATGTTTATCATTAACCATGAAGAAGATCCAATTTTAACTGGCGAGGATTTATCAATTGTAGTACCATCACCTAATAAGCCAGCAGTACCTTGACCCCATACGTAAAGAGCACCAGTTGTGGTAATACCTGCTGAATTAAAATATCCACATCCAACTGTAGTCCATGAACTTGTACCAATTTTAACTGGCGAGGATTTATTAATTGTTGTACCATCACCTAATTGTCCTTGACTATTATAACCCCATGTATATAAAGCACCAGTAATATCAATAGCGGTTGCATGGTTAGTACCATTAGTGGATACAAACAACCAAGAAGAAGAACCAATTTTAACTGGTGATGATTTATTAATTGTGGTACCATCACCTAATCCACCATATGGATTCCAGCCCCATGTATACAAAGCACCAGTAATATCAATGCCTGCGGCGGAGTTTTGACCAGCACTTATTTTAGACCATGAGCTTGTACCAATTTTTACTGGTGATGATTTATTAACTGTAGTACCATCACCTAATTGGCCAATTTGATTCCTACCCCATGCGTAAAGAGCTCCAGTAGAATCAATAGCTACCACATATGTATCACCAACACTTATTTGTGTCCATGATCCTATTGGTGCAGTAACAACAGTTTGTACAGGAGTAGATTTATTAATTGTAGTACCATCACCTAATTGACCAGAAGCATTACCACCCCAAGCATATAAAGCACCAGTAGTTAAAACACCAGCAGTATGAGAAGCACCAGCTGATACGGCTGTCCATGAAGAATAAATTGGTGTTTCTTGTACTAATACTTGCACTGATGAAGATTTATTAACCGTAGTACCATCACCTAATTGGCCTTTAGAATTATCACCCCATGTGTATAAAAAGTTATTACTATCAATAGCTACAACATTTGATTGATTAGCAATTACTACTGTCCATGAACTTGAACCAATTTTACTTGGTACTAATTTATTAATTGTAGTACCATCACCCAGTCGGCCGGCAGAATTAACACCCCATGTATACAAATCACCAGTAGAAGTGATAGCTGCTGCAAATGACCAACCTACGGATACGGATGTCCAAGATAATCCAGATGAAATATTAACCGGTGTTGATTTATCAATTGTAGTACCATCACCTAATTGACCAAAAACATTTTGGCCCCATGCATATAAAACACCGGTATTAGTAATACCAGTTACAACTGGATTACCGTGACATACAAATGTCCATGAAAGTGAACCAATTTTAACTGGTGAAGATTTAGCAATTGTAGTACCATCACCTAATTGACCCTTATTATTATAACCCCACACATATAGAGCACCAGTAATATCAATGGCTGCTGTACCAAATGTACCAGCAGCCACTTTTGACCAAGAAGAAGTTCCAATTTTAACTGGTGAAGATTTAGCAATTGTAGTACCATCACCTAATCCACCAAAAGTATTATAACCCCATGTATATAAAGCACCTGTAGTATCGATAGCCGCATTATGTAGATAACCAACACTCAATACACTCCATGAATTTGTACCAATTTTAACAGGAGAAGATTTATCAATTGTAGTACCATCACCAATTTGTCCGTTAGCATTATAACCCCATGTATATAAAGCACCTGTAGTATCAATACCTCCTGACGCAGTGGAAGCGGTTCCAACTATACTCCATGAATTCGTACCAATTTTAACAGGAGAAGATTTATCAATTGTAGTACCATCACCTAGTTGACCTTCATTACCTCGACCCCATGTATATAAAGAAAAATCAGTTAATTTAATAGCTGCTCCATGCAAACCGTTTCCGGCAGCCGAAACTTGTTTCCATTGGTTTATTAATGCACTAAAAATAGTTGGTGGTACAGGAGTAGACCTATTAATTGTAGCGCCGTCACCAATTTGATTAGTAGCATTACCACCCCAAGCATATAAAGCACGAGTAGTTAAAACACCAGCAGTATGAGAAAGACCGGCTGATACGGCTGTCCATGAAGAATACGTATTTAAATCTGAATTAATAATTGCGGGTAATATTGTTGGAACAGATCTTGAGCCAGATGAACCGGTTATATTAAGACCTAAAGCACCATAATATGTATTGTCACCCATTACATATACATTACCATCAATTCCAAGAGCTAATGAATGAAAACCTGCTGTTCCAACAGCTGACCATGAAGAAGATCCAATTTTTACTGGTGATGATTTATTAACTGTTGTACCATCACCTAATTGACCATATTGATTATAACCCCATGCATATAACGCACCTGTGGAATCAATTGCAACCACTTGAGAAAGACCCGAACTTATTTTGGACCATGAACTTGAACCAATTTTAACGGGTGATGATTTGTTAACTGTTGTATTATCACCTAATTGGCCAACATTATTTTGACCCCATGTATATAAAGCACCAGTAGAAGTAATTCCCATTGCATTTGAACATGCACTAGTTACAAATGACCATGAAGAGGATCCAATTTTGACTGGTGATGATTTATCAATTGTAGTGCCATCACCTAGTGCGCCACCAGAATTGCCACCCCATGCATATAAAGCACCAGTATTATCAATACCAAATGCTGCGTTAAATCCTGCACGATCTATACTTACCATGTTCCAAGATTTGGTACCAATTTTTACTGGTGATGATTTATTAACTGTAGTACCATCACCTAATTGACCTAAAGAATTATTACCCCATGCATACAAAGCACCAATATTATCAATGGCTAAGGTACAAGCAAATCCAGATGCAATTTTTGTCCATAATTTAGTACCAATTTGAATTGGTGAATTTTTATTAACTGTAGTACCATCACCTAATTGGCCTTGAACATTCCTACCCCATGCCCATAATTGGCCAACAGAATCAATAGCAGTAGTTTGAGCGTAACCCATAGTTACAATTGACCATGATTTATTTCCAATTTTAGTTGGTGCAGACTTAGTAGAATTTGTGCCATCACCTAATGGGCCAAAAGAATTTTCACCCCATGTGTATAAAGTTCCTGTGGTTGAAATGATTGCTGATTGATAATCGTAAGAACCATTAACAAAAGCCCAAGAAGTATTTGGACCTAACAATGATGCAACTTGAACCGGTGATGATTTATTAATCGTTGTACCATCACCTAATTGGCTAGATGTATTGAGACCCCATGCATACAAAGCACCAGTAGTATCAATAGCAGTTGTGTGTGTTGCACCAGCTGATACGGATGTCCATGAATTTGTACCAATTTTAACAGGTGAAGATTTAGAAGTTGCTGTACCATCACCCAATTGACCAAAATCATTTCTACCCCACGCATATAAACCACCATTAATATCAATAGCAGCTACATGTGAATTACCAGCTGATATGGATGTCCATGAACTTGATCCAATTTTTACTGGTATTGATTTGCTAGTTGATGTATTATCACCCAATTGATATGAAGTACCTCGACCCCATGTATACAAAGCACCGGTAGTGGTAATACCAGCAGTCATTGTACCGTCAGCACTAGCTACAATTTGTTTAAAAGAATAATAACCACCTACAAGAGGAATTTGTGTTGGTGTACTATAATATTCTAGGCCGGTAACATATCCAACTTGACCATATAGATTATAACCCCATGCATATAAAACACCATCTGTTGTAGTGCCTGTTGTATGAAATGTACCGGCACTTATTGATGTCCACGATGATGAACCAATTTTAA